GACCGGCTCTCATTCTGATCCTCTGGTCATAGGGAATACCTCAATCAAATTGAGGAAAACCCTGGTGTAGGAGTTCTTCATGGCGCTGCGCACGCGTACTCGGACGTTTTCCGGATTCCCAGGATTCGTTATTTCAAATAGCGGTCCGGGAAAAGGTAATGTTTTGAGTACAGCGACGCCTACCCTAGAAGAATGGTTGTGCGAGGACTCATACAAGAAGAAGGCAAGAGCAGATTCTTCGCTCCCGCCTTCGAGCTGTGTGATATCTAAGCACTTCCGAGACCCTTACCTCATGAATGGTAACGGTGCAGGCGTGAAGTTTGTAAATCACGTCGTTGCAAATCCGGGTACCACCTCTGAGGGAGGGTTCGACTCTGTACGTCCATCGAAGGGTTCTTCAGCTCGAAGTAGCGAAAATGCTACTCTCGCGCTGGAACTCCTTGCTGCTACTAACCCGTTCAGGACCGAATTCTCGGTTCCTGTAGCGATTAAGGAGCTGATTGACGTAACCTCTCTCTTCAAACTCTCTGCAAGATCTTTTAGCAACATGGTCGGCGGGATGTACCTGAACTACAAGTTCGGGTGGGTCCAGTTCGTCCGTGATGTAAAGACGCTGCATGGGATAACGACGGTCATTGAGCGTCGTATCAAGGAGTTTGACTCCTTGGAAAGAAAGGGAGGTCTAAGAAGAAACGTGAGGCTGCGGACTAAATCCGCTGTATATTACAACGCCTCAAGTACCATCCAGAGTTCCTGGGGGGTACTACTCACTGCTCAGGTCCATGGCGAGTACGCGTGTGAAACACGCGGATCCGTCCGGTGGCGCCTGAAACCGGGAGTCGTTTCTCGGCTTGACAAACTGTCAGCATTTAATCTGGCAGTTTCCCAGGTTTTCGACCTGGGCGAGCTTGACCCGCAGACTGTTTGGAATATGATCCCATTCAGCTGGCTGGTGGACTACTTTGTCGACATGAATAGTGCTTTTGGCGCTATTCTTGGCGATAACATCGTAGAACCGTATGATGTTTGCATCATACGCAAGTGTCGGTCTCGCTTTCAGCAGAGACGATCGAATACGTACAGTGGCGGCACTCTCGCAGGTACCGGCCGTTATGGCCGGGATACTTACGATCGTGACGTCATAACGTCATTCAACTTTCCTACACCGACTCTATCGATTTTATCTTTTGATAGAGTCGTTACAATAGCTGCACTGTTGGCGGTTTTCCGCCGGTAGAAGAGACCACTAAGAGTCTCCGACAGCTACAACTTCTGTGTGTGAGGACAAATGCTGACTTCGCCTATCTCGATCACCATCGGCGGTACGGCTCATTCTCTGAGTCGTATCAACAATGACAACTTCACGGCCGTCTACCTCAAAAAGGCAGTTGGTCTCGAGTTGCTCCTTACAATCCGGCATGCTTATGAAGGCAAGCCGGGTAAGGGCCAGATGGAAAGACACAACATCGACCTCAAACAGACTACGTGGGACGTTGACGGTAATCCCGTCATCAATCAGTCCTACCATGTCGTTCGGTGTCCTCGTGGTGTCGATCCTCTGACTGTCGTCGACATTGAAAAGGGACTGAACTCGTTCAGTACCACAAACGTCGCCGCGATCGTCGGTTGGGAGTCCTAACGGACAATACCCCATGTAAATGGAGGTAGGCGTCCAGCGCTAGGAGAACAATCCAATGAGAACTGTTCAGAATAGCCTGGTAAGTCACCTCACAGGGTACATCAACGCGATGTTTAAAGACATCCGTTGGGCATACCTGTCAGGTAGTGAATGGGAGCGAGACAACTCGCGCCTCGTTCATGAACTGGAGACAAAGGGTTTGAGAATTCTTACCCTTGATCTTCCAGCCCTCGGCAAGCACTTTGATCGGTGCTTGGATCAAGGCCAGTACACTCCGTCCAAAATCTATCTCGGTCGAGTTAGATCTAAGACGGGGATGCAGGTTCCCTCATTTCTGAGGGATCTGTATCTACAAGCTTTTGATCGTGAGGGAGTGCTTCGGCAATCTCCCAATCCTGGGGCAATACTTGCCTTCAGGACCCTGGCGATGGGGGCGAAGAAACTCCGCCTACCATTCTCAGAAGGGAGCCTTCAATTTGAGCTTAACGCTTTCCTTGAAGTGGAGAGGACTATTCCAAGTCCCACGTTACCGTGGGATGAAGATGTCCTACTTGATCCTCGCTCTAGCTGGGATGTTGCAAGGTTGCGACACCTCTTGCTTAGCGACGCGATCCGACCAAAGTCCGTTGGACCCAGGCCGGTTAGCTCTTACTGCCCCCCAGAATCCAATCAAATGGACATGGAAGGGCTGTGGGCAGATCAAGTGGAGTCCTACGCAGACATCTCTGAACTAAATGAGATGGCCCGCGTGCTCGATTGCATTCAGCAGGTTGCTGATATAATCGGGCCTCAGTTCGGTAACCTCCATCAAGAGAGTGAATCCGAACTGCCAAAGCACGGACCTGGTGCAGTCAGTGAAGGGAGCAAATACCTTGACAAGTATATGTTCCAGCACTGGCCCAGGAAACTGGCTGGGATCTTCCCATCAGACTATTATGCCGACCCCGCTTTGGGAGTCGGTATGACAGCTGAAGATCATCCTGAAC